TTCGGGAGTAGCTGAACAATGTATAATTACTTTATTAATGGGTCGCATAGTCTATGTTTAATGTTATTATAAATAGGTAAATAGTTATAGTATTGTACTCGTAATCTTTAGAAGGAGCGATATACTCCCATCCAAGAGCAAAGCGGTCGTGAGGATAATGAGCGGAGAAAGTTACTGACCATTCCATTATAGTTCTTTTTTTACGTCTTTTAGTTTTAAAATGATAGCTTTTATTTTGTCTATAAACGAATAGCCTTTAACCTTTATCCAAGATTCGTCCATAGACTTAACCTCTACCGATAGCAGCACTAAAGCGATTACCTTTGTAGATATAAATTCCACACTAACCACGCTAAGAGTTAAGCCGTTTATGATAAAGACGTCAGAGGCGTATACAAGCATCACTACTGCTATGTAGCTGAGTAGCTTTGGAACTAACCCATTACGAAATAATTTACTCGTAATAGGCTCTCCTAAACTTTTAGCTTTCCATATTCCAAAGCAAGTGTCTATAATAGTTGAAAGTGCCACCATTAATATAATGCCCTTTATCGGAGCGAAGAATAATACCAATGCCGTTGTTATACTACTCAGATATATCTTCATAAGGCGTATATTCTATTCGTTCTAATTGCTCTAATTGGTCGTGAATCTCTGCGAAATTAGGGTCGTTTAATACCTCTAATCCTACTATCCATTTTTCGCTGCCATCTTTAACAAATACCAATTCGCTGCTATTATGTTTATATCCGTTTAAAGCGTTGTATTGTTCGGTGTTGGGGTGTAAAACAATTATCATAAAGATGTTAAATAAGTGTTTAAAGCGTTGTACAAATCGGTGCTTTCGGCAACCAAGTTTGCCCCCGCAAGTGCGATTGCTATTTGACTTAGTGAAAAAGAAGAATCACCACGAGACAAAAGATGTAGATTTGAACTTGGTGGTGTAACACTTGTTTGTGTTGATGTTTCCAAAGTATTATCTACTATCATTTGAATGTCGGTTGAATTGGTACGATTCAAAACTCTCAAACCAATTCCCGCACCATTAAGTGAAGAACTTGCATTTACACCTCCGTTTATTCTATTAACCGCCTGATTATCCTCACGCATTGATATAGTAAGAGTAGCCCCCATAAATCTTGATGCAGCACTATTAATATTATTTAATCGCCATCCACCGAAACACGCATTATTTTGCGTATAATTTACACCTTGTGTATTTGGGTTCCAATTAGTATCAATATAACTACTCGTGCCATTCCCCGTAAAACCTTCATTAGACGTAAAGGTAGGGCTATTTATTGCGGTGTAATCACTTAACCTCTTCCAATCAATTAAAGCAAAATTACTACTTCCATCTGTTGCAAAATTAGCGAAAGTATCAAGTTTAGACCATACCCCCGCAGCCTTTAAAGCAACTACTAAATCATTCTGTAAGGTCTGTTGTCCGCCACTTGGCAAAGTATAACCCTGAGCAGTTGCGTAGTCTAATACTGCTTGATAATCTGCATCAAAGCCGCTACCTCCGCCGCCTCCCTTGCCTAAGATTCTGCTATATTGATAGCCGTAACCGTACATTATGCAAAGACCGCTATTACTGAGCCGCTTGTCATATTCACTCGCTTAATAAACGAGCCGCCTTTAGGAGATATGATTATTCCCACAGATAAAGTAGCCCCGCTTATATTGCTTTGAGTTATGATATTTACGTCTGCTTGGTCTGTAAGGTTAGCAAAGACCGCAGCCTCGTTAACAACTAAATAAGCTACTTGTTGGGCAGCCGTAAAAGTAACGTCTCCGCTTACGTAGTATTGTCCGTTTCTTGAGATTTGTAATTCTAGTGTAGTCATTATATTTATATATTTTTTAAGTTTTTTTAGTGTTTATTAATAAGAAACAAAACTACCTGAACCATCTATAATAACATCTGTACTATTATTTTTGTGATAGAAAGTTGATCCTGATGTTATTGTTATTATTTTTGCACTTGTTCCAAAATTAGTTCCTTCTACCCAAGTCTTGCCTTCTACATAAAAACCAACTCCAGCAGTAGAGTTACTTAAAGCCATTCCCATATTCCAACTATTTGCAGAATTAACATCCGCTATACATTGCCCTTCCGTATTAAAATATTGACCACCTATTCGGCAAACCAATGAAGTATTGTGTGCCGTACTTGCTTGTGATGAAGGGCCACCATTATTATTATTTGTTGATATTACATCTATTTCAATATGATTGCCTTGTATGCCGTTGCTATCATCAATATTTATTGCATCTCCCCCGATTTGATTAAATGTACATTCTTGTATAATAGAAGGTGTGCACCCCCAAAATAGAGGATTTGAAAATTGTTTAAAATCACATTTGTAAAATAATGCTTTTAAACCACCCGAAGCCGTTGCTAGTGCATTCATACCTCCATTAAATTCAACATTTTCAAAATATTGAGTCGTATTAGTTTGTTGAACTCTTAAAGCTAAAGCGTCATAATAATCAACAAGAGAATCTGGCTCCCTATCATCAAATAATCTAACATAAATAGTACTTGCTACCCAATAAAAAGAACCTGGTGTAGTGTTAACTAAAGCTATACTTGCTACGGGATTTAATGCGTAAGCTAAACCGTTAGGTCCTGCTATATTTCCATCTGCTATATTTGCTACAAAATCAGCTGCTGAACCTGACCAATAATTACTTGTTTTAGTTAAAGTACCTATTTGATTATTAATAAGAGATGTTATTCGTGGCTTATTACCTGCACCATAAGCTATAAATTCAATATTTCCGACAATGTCTGTAGGTCTTTGGTTTTTTTGCCAAACGCTACCCCTTTTCAAATAAAGCGTATTTGCGTTACCCTTATTGTTTGCAGCAGTTAAAGTTTTTAAAGGTGTATTAATAGTTAATCCATCAAAAGCATCATTTCCATCGACACTATCCACATAATAAGTATTATTTATTGTTATGTTAGCATAGTCGCGTAAATTAAAACTTAAATCAGGTCTATATACATTGCCATTTCTTTCAATTGCAAAAGGAACAGAAACTAAAGACCCTGTTGGTTGAGTTACCGATACAAATTGACTTGCTCCAGTTGTAATGAAAGCAGAATCGCTCCACACTTTTGTTTTTACCTCATATTCAGTAGTTCCTTCACCTTCAAAACTTTTAGGAAAGCCGCCTACTGCATCTTCTATTGCCCAGCTATCTGCTGCACCTCCCGATATTCTGTATGCGTATTTTGAGTTATCTAATTCTGCCATTTTATATTATAGTTATTGTAGTGTCTATTATTGATAATGTTGGAATAGGCATATCTCCAGCTTCATCTATTGTTATGCTTGTATCTGTTATTGATAATGCTGGAGACATTGCGACTTGATTTGATTGGCTTATTATAGGCACTTGACATCTCGCATAACCATAAGAAGTAGACAAAGAAACGTTAACCGCAGCCCCCGAATAAAGGCTATCAAATCGCTCTGTAAAAGGTTGTATAGACCAAGTCTTATTTAAAACTAAGTTTAGGTCTTTATCTGCCCAAGAGGTTTTATTATAGTTCTCAAATATGCTCATCATATCTAAGGCTATTAGGCTACATTCATTTTGAACGCTAACCTCATTTGTTGCGGTGTTTACCTCCGTTACGTTATCGCAGAGGAATATATCTATCGAGTAGTCTATGCCGTTAAATCCGTTAGGAGCTATATTAGTAACCTCATAAATTAGGTAAACGCCAGTAACATCTTTAGTCAAGTCAACGTCCCAAACATTCCCCTTTAAAACGGTATTTATTTGTGGATGCTCGGAGGCTATGCCCTCCATAATCGACTCTATATTTTTTATAGTTAGGCTCTTCATAGAATAAACTGAGACCTCCATTGGGTGTCCATCTCGGGTCTTACTACATCGTCTCCGCTTGGTGGCGTTTTATACAACGGGTAAGAGTCCTCGTTAGCTTTTAGGTATAATTTTAGCTTTCTACGATAAAAATCTGCGTTATCCTTAAAGATATTCTTTGCAGTTACCAGCTCTTGCTGAGATAAAGTACTAAAGTTGTCTCCTGAGTGCGTTCCCGCTCCCTTGTTGGTTAGTTTATACGTACCTATGCGAGTGTACTTGTGGCATACCTCCCATTTTAAAGCGTCTCGTAAATATTCTTTTATTAAAGTTTCGTTTAGAGCCGATACGGTGTTAGTGCGAATTTGCGATTGCACCTGATCAAATAAAGCACTCCCCAAAATAGGTCTAATAAAAGTATTTTGAATGCTATCGATTAGAGGCTTCAAATATCCGTCATCAACGTTGTAGTTTAGTACGGTATTCTCTTTTACAAAGGCTGGGCTTACTATTAAAATCATTTCTTTCTTACAATTACTTGTTTCCAAATATGTCTACAATAAGGAATACTTGTGTCGGTCTCGGGCTTACGATACCAGCCTCCCCTAGCTAACCAAACGTCGGTTACGTCTGTTATACTACTTGACTTCATATCGTTGCGTAAAAGCTCTATTTCTGCCTTAGAGTATAGCTTTCTTTTACTCATCATTTTACGGCAAAAATCTCGAGACTCCCCTTTTAAAGCTGGAGCGTCACTTCTAAGCGTGTACTTATATTTTACCTCTGTTTGCGGCACATCTATTACCTCAGCTACTTTCTTGCCCGTAGGGGTTAAGTTTATAGCCTCTCCGGTAATCTCTATTAATTTAGAGTCTTTTAGTACACTTATTGAAGCGATTAACTCAGGGAACGTAAGCTCCAATGCGCTACTTATTCCGCTTGCTTGTATTAATGGATTTGTTAAAATAGCTTTTAAAACTCTTTGTATTATGCCTTGCCCAGTAGTAGCAAACTCCATCGGGCTACCGTCTGAGTCGAAGTGAATGTCGAAAGCCTCTATCTCTTCGTAGTCGTCTTCGCTTACTCCGATGTTGTCGAATAAGTGGCTTATATCCTCATCATCCGAAAAGTGCGAACATAAAGCAACGGGAGCAACTGGAGCGGCTACCTCTTCGGCTAATTCTAAGCCAGTCTGCTCGTTGATTAAATCTCTTATCTCCTTACGGGTTAAGTTAGCTAATATAATGTCAGAGCTAAGGTCTACGGAGTCGATAGGTTTAAGAGGTATTATCTCTATGTCGCTTTTTTGTATCTCTAAAAAAGCTAGTTTCTTTATAGTTCTTAAAAGAGTATTTTGTCTCTCTGCTATATACGTATTAGTAAATATTTCGTATGCTAAGTCAAGCTCGTTTCTTGCTCCTAATTGCCCAGCTTCTTTTACTCCGAATAAAATAGGGTTAGTTACTCGATGTCCGATAAAAATAGACTCTTTAACTCTATTACTCATCTCTAAATAGCGTTCGTGTAAATCGTTGCCGTTTAGGTTGCTTATCTCACTTCCGTTCTCCTTGCTTGGAGCGAATAGGTGTACTATTTTAGTACCCGTAGCTTTGCCGAACTTATCTTGGAAAGTTTCTTCAAATTCCTTAGCCTCTGCTTGAGTTTCGGGTACTCCGTTGTTATGCTGGATTAAAGTGCCGCCTACAAAACCATTTTTTACCTCGTTGAGCCAATAATCACCTATCTGTACGTCTGTTTTAATCTCAGCTAGTGAGCCAACGTATACGGGCAAAGGGTAGTATTTAAGGTTTGGGCGGTAATCTACGTGATAAATTACGCCTCTCTTTTGCTCTTCGTCTTTTGGATTGTACCTATCTAAGTACTGTATTTTAGGTTTGCCGTTTCTTGCCCCTTTATCGGTTATCCACTCGTCCGAATATTGCAAGCCTCCATCTAAACCTACGCGTATATTAGCAAAGTCTATGTGATGATATTGGTTGCCTACTCCAGTTTTAATTACTTCGATAGCATATCCGTTAAAAAGCTCATAATCTAAAGAGATTCTTTTAAGTAAACTTGTCCAATCTTCGTCAATATTTGCAAAAGATAGCCATTTTTTAGTATCTAAGTCGTCAGAGTGTAAGCCGTTGCCTACCGTATAACCTACTTTGCCGTTAATAATAGCGTTATGAGTGCTGCTATCGTTGTATAAATCTATAAGCTCAAAAGGGTAAATATTATCTACACCAAAATAAACTATATTTTGATTCTTTTTCTCTAAAAATTTAGGTATCTCAGCCGATGCAAACTCGGTTATTATTGAGTGATTATTCATAAATTATCGTTGTCTCTTCGTTGGTGTAAGAGTAGACTACCTCTTGCTCTTGTTTTAGTCTTAATATACCTCTGTGTATTTCTACTCCAGTAGTTCCGCCTAAAGTTGTGGCGTTAATTATCTTATAAGGGTAATCGCCGTTATTAGGCAATTGTATTGTAGCGTTTG